CTTCTACTGTACTATCCGATTTGTACAGAATCACAAGAAGTTTTGACAATTTCCCCCCAGCAACAATTGCGTATGTTGAGAGGGTGGTTCTCTCCGTTTACTTACTATCCAAAGCGAGTGATGTTCCTCAGGCACTCGCACAAATAACATTATTCTTGAACGACATGACAGGAAGTTCTGATGCACTTCGTGCTAAAGACTTTTTGTCCTCGCTCTTGAGCCAAACCAATCTACAGGAGATGGATGACTTACCTGGCTGTAACACGGTGACTCGCAACGACGATTGTGATGCCCAGTCAGGAAGTGTGAGTTACTTGCTTGATGCATTAAATTCTATTTCTGAAAATTGGAGTCTCATTCGAGATCACCCTTTGAAGAAGCACATTTGTTTACTATGTACTGCATTAGTTAGTGCAGGTGTGTGTTCTTCTGACAAGTTCGATTGGACGGTCGGAAAAGTTCGGATCTTTTCCGGTATTGTTCAAAGTAGGTTTCTGAACGCGAAGGACCTACTTGATGCCGTTTTAGAAGTGTTGAAATATACACTCGAGGCAGGCATCACCTTTTTCAAAACAGGAGATTGGCACTCCCTGTTTGTTCAACCAGCCGAGGAGACCCTCGACATGGAGACTGAACTCATATTTTTGGAGACAAGTCTACAACATGTTCGTGCAGGTCGTCTCAAGGAATTTACCGGCTTGGCTGACAATGATTATCTACGGCGCGTAGAAAAAGCACATCGGTCATATGATGCTTTGTATCGTGCCATGCCACGGGGCCCACAAAGAGTTTCAGTGGAAAAAGACCTCGTTCGCCTAACGAAAGTGCGCGAAACCTTTCGAGGAATTAAATTAGGCGATGCGCAACGGATGTGCCCATTTGGCATCAAGATTGATGGTTCCTCAGGTGTAGGAAAATCATTGATTATGAACATCCTTGTTCGCGCGGTCCTCAAAGCGTATGATTTGGATGCTTCAGATGAAGTTATTTGTTTTCTGTCAGGAAATGACAAGTTTGATTCAAATTATAGATCCGATCATAATGCAGCAATCTTGGATGATGCTGTAAACACGAAGAAAGATTTCGTGCATGAATCGCCATTATGGCAAATTATTCGTTTTGTCAACAATCAACCCGAGACTGCTTTGAAAGCAGATGTGGAGCTTAAAGGAATTGTTCCATTGCTTGTGCAAGTTTTCGGGTGTACTACCAACGTTGAGGATTTGGATGTAGAAGATTATACGAATGCTGCTGCATCTATCCTTAGACGATTTGGAGTTCACATCACTATGTCTGTTCGCCCAGAGTTTCAAGCGACTGACGTAGATGGCAAAAAGTGCACGCGAATTGACCCTGAACGGGTTAATGCACATTATACTAATGCCGATGGTGTATTGGAACTCCCGGAAATCCAAGATGTGCAAGACTTTGATGTGTACGAATATGTCGAAGTCGACTACGATGGTCCACCAAAGACCAGAGTAATCAAGAGTTATTTCGAATATAACGGAAAACCAACGAAGAAGCTTAATGTATATGAGCTAATCGATTTCGTCATTATTCGTGCTCTTTTGCATAAGAAGAATCAAGATATCTATCTTGAAAATCACCGAAATAGAACGTTGACTCTTTGTGAGGGATGCAAGCGCCCACAGCAAGTATGTAAAGCATTGTGTCTTTGTAATCCTCCAATCATGTCAATTCCCCCTCCGATGGATGTCCAATCCGGTGTTCGAGATGCGTTCTCTAGCACACTAGCCTGCGTGAAAAGTAAAACACGTAGAGCGATTGACAAAATGGACATGCTTTCGTTGGAGGATCTTTGTCAGGTATATGAGACACGTAACGCCCATTTGTATTATTGGTTGGGCGAACGTGTGTTCAGCGTTTGTGATGGAACGATTCTTCAAGGCGCCGCTACCCTTGCACGAGATGTGTTTGGGGATAGGCGTCTGGTCAGCGTTATCGGACAGTCAATACTAATATCAATTGTGTTGCTTTTCGTTTCGCTATTCTTTCCACCAATGTTGTTGGTCCTGATTATGTATTGGACCATAACATTGAAAATCCTCAAGGAAATTGAGGTTGAAGTTGTGGAAAGTTTTCGAGAACGTGGACATGTTTATTCCACTATGCGAGAATCGATTTTAGAAAAGACACGTCGCACAATTTTGATTGGTGGCATTACGGCTAGCATGATGCTAGGTATTGTTATACTAGTCAAAAAGTACTACGAACGTGGCTTTGTGCCTCAGGGTAACATTAACCCTGCTTCCCAAAAAGAAATCGATGAGCGGGATAAAGAAAAGGTAGATTGGGCAGAGTCCTGGATAAGTCCACTTCCAGGTACTCAAAAACAGAGAGCCCAAACTATCGAACAAGCAGTAGGGAGACTCAAAGAAAGTGTTGTATTCTTATCGTATTGTCCAGTTTTAAAGAAGGATATTATGAAAGAACCCGGTCCAATGGATCATGAAATGGTTGCATGGATGCCAGACAGTTGTAAGTTAATTCTGCCATGGCATGCGTTCTTTCCTGAAAACAACACTTCGGCTATTCCCTACGTAGAACTCCGATGTTATGCTCGTTTCAGAGAAGATGGTAAGATCTCCTCTCAGATGCTCCTGACTATTCCATTTAGTCGTGTTAGTCATGCTAATGGAACAGACTTGTGTTTGGCACATGTCCCCAGAATAGGTTCTCGCAAGAGTCTCTGGTGGATGTTGCCCAGTGGACCTGTTGGTACAAACCAAGCACGTATGGTTACTATTAACAAAAAAGGCGAGCGCTCGGATTTCAATTGTCATGTGGAAGACAAAATTGTAAAGCACAAGATGTCCCGTCCCTTCCAGGGCGGTATGTCTGTTTTGCCTCGAGGAACAAGTGTGGGATTGTGTGTCTCACCCCTCGTAAGCACTGGACGTGCGAATCAAATAGTTGGCTTTCATGTGGCCGGTCGGACTGGCACTCCTGTCGGCATGTATGCTTTGTACACTCAAGAGATGTATGAGCTTGATCTTGAGAGATTGAATTCTCTCTCGAATGTCGTAAATATTGCCCAAGAAGGAGAAATTATGGATCCCCAAGTTGGTGTCCCAATTATGCAGGTTGGTCCTGTTCATCCAAAATGCCCTACACAATTCTTGACAGACAAGAATGTTTTGAAAGTGTTTGGGCCTTGTGTTGGACGGTCAAGTGCTAGATCTAGCATGTTGGTTACCCCTATTTCTCCACTAGTCGAAGAGATTTTCGATGCTCCTCGACTACACGACAGACCTCCGGAAATAAATCACTGGAGGCATTACCAGCGATGGACTGCTGCCGCATCTACAATTTCAGGCACAATTCCTATCCATCTGTTGGACATCTCGGTCAATGATTACATGAGACCTTTGGTTAAGAAGATGTGGGATTATCCTCTAGTTCGTAAGGAAATCCGTCCTCTAACCATTATGGAATCACTTGTTGGTCGTGATGGGGTTCGTTTCATAGATCGAATGCCATTTTCCACATCTGTGGGTTTCCCTGAAGGAGGCCCAAAGAGTCGTGTGATTAAAGACGCAGATCCAGAAAAATACCCCGGCTTCTCAGCTCCTGTTGAGTTGGATCAGAAGTATTTGGATGAGTACGACCGTTGTAATACATTGTTACGGTCAGGAGTGCGTGTCCATGCTATCTTTTCTGCTCATTTGAAGGATGAGCCAGTGAAAATTGGCAAAGATAAAGTGCGAGTATTCAATGCGGTTAACATTGTGTTTTCCATGTTGGTTCGTACTTATTATCTGCCAGTACTACGTTTCATTAGCTTGTTTCCTTTGGACTCTGAGTGTTGCGTCGGACTAAACGTCGAAGGCCCCGAATGGGATACCTTCGTCCGACACATTGAGAAGTTTGGAGCTGATCGTTGCTTTGGTCTGGATTATAAAGGCTATGATACAACGGTCCCAGTTGAAGTGACTGAAGCGATGCTTAGCATAATGATTAATTTTGCACGCATGTCCGGTAATTATTCCGAGGATGATTTGCGTGCTATGTCATCTATTGCTACAGAAGTAATGTTTCCAACAGTCGCTTTGAACGGTACGCTAATTGAGCTTATGTGTGTCTGGATCTCCGGAATCAATCTCACAGCTCATGGCGGGTCAATACAGAATTCGCTGTTATTGCGCAGTTTCTTTTACGGTGTGCGCGAATCAGTGAACTTGTCCACCAACATTCCATTCCGTAGTGTTGTAGCAGCGGGTACTCTTGGCGATGATTTGAAATCAACGGTTAAAAGAGGCCATGACTACTTCAACATGAAAGATTATCATGATTGGTTATTGACCAAAGGTATGGAGACAACCATGCCGGACAAGACGGCAGAAATTATTCCTTTCATGATGTCCAAAGACTGTGATTTCCTAAAAAGAATTACAACTTGGGACGAAGAGAGAGGAGTTTATGTTGCCGCATTGGACGAGGAGTCTATATTTAAGAGACTCCATGTTATTCGTTCACCGACTGACAAATCGATGGATGAACAGATCGTTGAAAATATTGGCACTTGCATGCGCGATTGGGCATTTTACCCACGAGAGATATACAACACTCGCCAAATGCAAATGTACCAATTGCTTGCTCGATCCGGGTATGTAGTACCCGACGTCCGAAAACACTACAGCGTGCTCATTGCCGAGTGGCTCGACAAGTACATGGCAATAAGCACAGATTCCTCTGGCAATTCGGATACCACAATATCGTCATTGTAGGCATTTGCTAGGGAAGACGGGTGGGGATGACGTTAGCCCCACATGGTTCGTATGCTTCTTAGGTCGTAAGCATTCGGATAACCTGTGACCTGGTAACTTTATAAAAATATTTAAATGTTGCGTTCGAACCCAGAACTCAAACGGGCCAGAGTCGGATGACTCGCCACGCGATATCATGATTATGGAAGAAACTTCCGCCATGGGACTTTGTATGGATCCTCAGTCAGGAATTCCTGGTATGAGGACTTCAGTGGAGTCTTTAATGGTATCGTCCCAAAATGTGTCCATGCATGATGGAGATGCAGGACATACGTACGAAGTAATTTCTGATTTGGACACGCCAATTTCAGGGGGGAGCAATGAATTACCCCTCAATGATTTCATGGCGCGTCCGATTAGAATTCAACAGTTTACATGGGTGCAAACAGTAGGAGGGTTTGCTCTCACGCTCAATCCATGGGCATTGTATTTCAACGATGCAAGAGTTGCCAATAGATTAGCGCATTACAAACGTTTTAGAGCAAAATTGTGTGTCAAGTTCATAATTACAGGTAATGGATTTTATTATGGTCGCTTAATTGCGTCATATTTACCTAGACATAACGATGATGAACTTACTCGACGTCGTGCGCTTATTAACCAAGATTTAGTGGAAGCAACACAAAGACCGTACGTGATGTTAGATCCTACAAATTCTACAGGAGGTGAATTGTGTTTACCTTTTATACATCCGTATGAAGCAATTGACATTACAGCTCCAATTGATTTACTTGACATGGGAGAGATCGATTTCTTTGAATTGAACGATCTTACCCATGCTAATGGAGCAACGGAAGGTGTTACTGTTTCAGTGTTTGCTTGGGCAGAAGACTTTGAAATGTCAGGATCGACATATGCTACTTCTGCAGCATTGACACCGCAGGCTGGTAAACCTGCGGCAAAAGCCAAAGATGATGAGTATGGAAAAGGCATTGTTTCCAAACCCGCATCTATTATTGCTGCAATAGCTGGAAGGTTGAAAACTGTACCAGTTATAGCCCCATATGCACGTGCCACAGAAATTGCCGCATCTGCCACTTCAGCAATGGCAACAATGTTTGGTTATTCTAGACCAGTAAACATTGATCCTACTCACAGTTATTTTCCAAGATATATTTCCAATATGGCAAATGCTGATGGGCAGGATAATTGTACAAAGTTGACATATGATTCGAAACAAGAAACAACAGTAGACACCAGAGTAATGGGTCTTGCTGGGGAAGATGAGATGGTGCTGTCCAATATCGCATCAAAACAAACTTTTCTTGCCACTGCCAGCTGGGCGTCAACCGATCTGACGGGAGTCGGATTGTTTCATTGCCCAGTCACACCAAACTTGTTTCGAACATACTCACCGCAAGAAGGAGTGGTTGAATATCACTTGCCAGCAATGCAATTTGCTGGTGCCTTGTTTCAGTACTGGAGAGGGACTCTACGCTTTAGATTTCAAATAGTAGGTTCCGCATATCATCGCGGACGTTTGAGAATTGTGTATGATCCAACTACAGTCGGAGACGGAATGCCGTATAATGTAGGCTATTCCTTTATTGTGGACATGGGAGCAAAAAGAGATTTCACAGTTGATGTCGGATGGACCCAGCAACAAGGAATGCTAAATATGGGTCCTATGGCACCAGAAGGTGAAAGACATGAGATTAAACCAACAACAGACATGACATCAGTTCCTAATTTTCAGAATGGTGTAATTCGTGTTGAAGTATTGAATCCTCTGACTCTTCCTTCTGCAGTACAAACGACAGCGTACATAAATGTGTTTGTTAGTACTGGAGATGATATAGAGTTTGCTGGACCATCGGTTCTTCATGCCGGAAAGATGACAGTATTTTCCCCTCAATCAGGTTTTGTACCACAATCTGGAGAAAATTCAGGAGCGGTTGATATGGATGAGAATATTGAAGATGATGACCCTCAACAACAGGAAACTGAAGCTTCATTTGCAATAGCACCAACAAATGCAGATTTAGCTTTAGCTACTTATATTGGGGAAGTAGTCACTTCTTTCAGACAAGTTTTGAAGAGATACTGTGTGAATTATACTGCTCCAGCTGTAAATGATTATGTATTACAATTTTTCCCAACATATCCAATGCTTCCTGGGAAAGATCCAAATGGTTATGAGTCACAGTTTGGTCAACCATGGAATACAGCCAATGTTACACCTTTGAATTGGGTGCTCCCAGCATATGTGTGTTACAGAGGTGGTGTGAGAGTTAAATCATGTATACATTCTGGAAAAGATAACTTATTTTTCCACTCAATTACGAGAGTGTTAAGTTATCCTGGAAATAATCAGCGACAGTACTTTTCAAATGCTGGTACTCCATGGGCTTCAGAATCAGTGAAATACCTTAATAAAATTTGGACAGATGCAACTCATCAAGGTACTTCATTTACAAGTGCCCAATGTCAGCCTGAGGTTGAAGCTGAGATTCCTTACCATATAAATAAGAAGTTTTTGTTTGGTAAAGTGAAATCACAAAATGCAACCGGCCGAGCTGGCAATTTTATCAATTATGTGATTGCGACAATTAACAGGACTCAACCAGATACACCTGCTTTTACAATTGTTTCAACCGCTGCAGCAGAAGATTTTCAAGTTGGTTTCTACTGTGGGCCCCCAGTCATGTTTGAGCTGGAGGAATTACCCCAATAAATCGAACACCCAAAATCCTATCGGAGGCTGATAGGTGGGCTTAATTGCCTTAGCTAGTCCTACGGGATGGCTCTTTATTATTTGAACGGATAGTTTTTATTTACACGAAGGGTCATTCCTTAGTGTGATAGTTTTTAGTCGAGTCTCAATTTAATAAAAGAGTGATAGCTTAAATGTAAATATTTGA